GTGTGTGTGGGAGGTAAGCGACACGCTAACGCCTTTAAATTGTTTAACAAAATTAGTAAATATTTTCTGATATAAGAAAATTATTTGTATATTTGCGTTGTGAAACTTACATTGAAAATAAAACTTTTGCCTACTGATGAACAGGCTGACTTGCTTCTCGACACGATGAAGGAGGCTAATGCTGTTTGCAATGCCATTTCTGATGTGGCGTGGCAAGAAAAGATTTTTAATAATTTCAAATTGCATCACCGAACGTATCATGCCTATAAGGCTACGTTCAATCTTTCTTCTCAAATGCTTATAAGGCAAATAGCCAAAGTTGCTGATGCTTATAAGTTGGATAAGAAAGTTAAAAGGCAATTTAAACCACTTGGTGGCATTGCTTATGACAGTAGGATAATGACCTATAAGCCGAATAACATTGTTTCTCTTTGGTGTATCGGCGGTCGTCAGAAGATTAGCTTTGTTTGTCATAACCCTAAGTATCTTCCGTACATCAAAGGTGAAGCTGACTTGGTTTACAAGAAAGGTAAGTTTTACCTGTTTCAAACTATTGATGTTCCCGAAGAGGATGTTGAGGATGTGGAAGAGTTTATCGGAGTGGATATGGGGCTGCTCGAAATCGCATCCCTTAGTAACGGTAAAAACTTTAGTTCTAAAAAACTTAACGATTATAGAGAAAAAAGACAAAAAGTTAGGAGTTCGCTTCAAAGCAAAGGTACGAAAGGCTCTAAAAAAGTCCTGAAACGATTGTCTGGCAAAGAACGAACTACGAGTACAATTATCAATCATACTATTAGTAAACAAATTGTTCAACTTGCTAAATCCGAAGGCAAAGGAATTGCCATTGAGGATTTGAAGGGTATTAGGTTTTCTGCCAGCAAGAAAGGTAAGAAATTTAGAACAAGAGTAGGTAAATGGAACTTCAACCAACTTAGAAGTTTTCTTACTTACAAATGTTTGCTTAATGGTGTTAAGTTGGTAGTTGTACCACCTGCTTACACAAGTAAGACGTGCCATAATTGCCTGCATATGGGTAATAGACAAGGCAAAAAGTTTACTTGTAGCAACTGCAATTCTGTGTTCGATGCTGACGAAAATGCAGCAAAGAACATAGCGTTGTTGGGGACTAATTATGTAAACAGTCCTGAAAAGCCGAGTATGTTGTACTGTCAAGTGCATTCGTTCTTAGGTTTAAAGCCCATCCCATCGCTTTGCGTGGGTGGGTAGTTTACTACCTTCATCACGTCTCCGGTATGTGCGTTGGTCACTTCAATCTCCGCCCCGAAGATGTTTATCATCAGGTCAGAGATTATCAGGCACTTTTTGCCGTCTGCAATAGCTTTTTTGACCATAGCGATCTGCACCTCGTTCAAATAGATTTCACTCATAGCTTCCGGTATATTGATCTCTGATTGTCCTCAACTTCGTAGTTAATCCTGCCGTCCTCACGAACCTCACGCAACCGGCGAAGGATTGTCCCGTCCATCAGTGCCGGACGCTCGCAGATTGACCGCACACGGTTCACAAGCGAATGAACGGGGAAGCTTGGACCGCTTATAAGATTGTAGGCTAACCAGGTTGATTCGTACACTGTAGCAGGGCCGACAGTATCCACTTCGTCAGAATTGAATATCTGAAACGACGGTTGCCCGTCAAAGTACACGCAGAGATACTTGCCGTCTGCGGTTTTCGTCGCCAGTCCTTTCTTCTGAAAGTACGGGCTTTCGCTGTTTTTGATTTTAACTTCTCTCATGATGTTTGATTATTAAACTCTTCTATTGCTTTAAAAATCTGTAATGCCACCTGCGGCACGATGGCGTTACCCATCGCTTTTATACTTTCGTTTCTCCACTTTGAAAAGGTAATACCAGCCAGTCTATCGGGTAACCCATCATTTCTGTCACAAAGAGGGGAGACAGTTGGGAAGTTTTGCCAGTCTGTGCGAAAGCATCTGGAAGGTTGTTTGTCTCGTTCCGTCCTGACTTCTCCAATGCCTCGGTCGATCTCGCTCCCTTCCAATCCCTGGTTGCTGGTGTCGGCAGTAGTTTCGCAATCGCATGCTCCAAATTCCCCTTGCCCCTGTCGTTTGATGTATTGCCTCTTGCGGCAGCCTCTCTCGGTGTCGGGAGCATTTGATTCTTTGCAAAATTGCTCAATCCCCATTGAGTTGAGTTGTCCGACCTCCTGTCCGAGCAGTCGGGTGTCGGGAGAAGACCATGTATTTGTTCCGTCAGGCATCCTGGTACATACTGCCTCCCTATTGAGTTGCGATACGCTGTCCTTTTTTCTACCCGCCCATCCGTTATCCCTATATCCACCGTTGACGGAGTGAGCAACAAACCAGACCCTGTCCCTGCGATGGGGAGCATTGACGGCACAAGCTGGAAGAACATACGGCTGTACTTCGTACCCTTCAGCCTCCAAGTCAGCCTGCACCTCGTTGAATACCACCCCTCCATCCCAATTAGTAATGCCGAAAACATTTTCGCCCACGACCCAACTCGGTTGAACCTCTCTAATTGTTCTAAGCATTTCCGGCCAGAGATGTCTCTCATCTTCTTTGCCCTTTCGCTTTCCTGCCATTGAGTAGGGTTGGCATGGGAATCCCCCCGTGAGGATGTCAATGTCTCCTCTGTGAACAGTGAAGCCTGTTTTGGTAATGTCTCCATAACTGATTGCATCAGGCCAATAATGTTTCAATACTCGTTGTCCAAATTCGTTCCACTCGCAGTGGAACACATTAGTCCACCCCATCCACTCGGCGGCTAAATCAAAGCCACCAATACCGGAAAATAATGAACCATGTCTCATTACTTTGTTTCAAATACTTCCGACATTGCTTGCTTCTTGCACTTGTTATACCACTTAATCGCTTCGGGCTTCTTTGCATCCCAATCAGCTTTCGTGAACTTCTGCTCGTACAATTCTTTTGCTCTGTCCTGGAACTTTGCGATTTTTTCAAACGTTGTCATGATGTTCGGTTTTAATTATAACATCAAATTTAAACTGTTTATTGTATCAGAACAATGATTTTTGTCATGCTTTTGACGAATAGTGCAAAATCTTTGACGAAAAAAAGAGGGCCCCCCATGACGGCGACCCTCAACCCTGAAACTAACACCATGAAAAAACGGAACATGAGAAGAACAAAGATACACAATTTAAAATAAAAAACTCCGATTACTTTATTCACCGGAGTTAGTCGCTTAGGCTGCTGCCTTTAGCTGTGGCATAAATGAGTTGCCGTTTGATTGTTCGTTCCTTTCCCTGTTACCTACTATTATGCCGTCAATGCTACGTCAGCCCCTTGAGTGAAGGGAAGCGGCCTACTCTGTATCTCGGCATCTTATTGACTTCCCTCTCACCATCACTGGCGAGTGATTTCATCGGGCCTCCTATCGGTAGTACTCCCGCAGAATAAAATAGGTTAACGTTGTACACCGCAAACATATCTCATCTTTTCGGAGACCCTTTCCATATTAAAGGTTTGTGGAGCTGGTGGGTGCTGCCCCCACGTCCGGTCATATTTCAATAACAGATCATCAAAGAACTGACACAAATATAAACTATCAATCATTCAAAAGCAAATAAAAAAAGGGAGTTATTTCGCTCCCTTTAATCCTCGCTGATCCTGATGAAGTTGCGCTCTCCACGCTCTTCCGCTTCTGTCAGTCTCTTATTTAGTATATCTGACCATGCCCTTGAATTTATCAGTCGGCCTTTTATCCGGCACTCGCCGACCAAGATACAACCTCGTGTGTCGTTCTGGTCATTGCCTGGATGTATCATCACCGAAGTGAAGCCCTTGACGTTTTGCAGGTACGGCATCGGACGTTTGAACGTCGGACTCATCTTCATCTTCAGTTCGTATTCACCAGCAGGGATAGCCGTCTGGCCGTAAATTTTACCTTCACCCGGATCATTGAAATCACCGTCATCATTCAGGTCAATCAACTCACGCACGGGGTCTTCCAATGTAGAACAAAGAAACTCAACCCCGTCATAAATACGCCCCATTGTAAACAGAGGTGTGTGATCTTTGCGAAAAAGGTAAAGCGTCATCAGAAAGTAATATTTGACCCGAACATCAGAAACCAGTTAGCCTTTGCCGGGGAATCCTTCACGAAATCATAACCTATTCCGAATGAAGGACTCAACCCGTAGAAGTCAAACGCAGAGGCAGTCACAAGAATACCCATATTTGGCCTCTCCTGTGTCGCCAGAGACAACTGCGCCGCAAAGGAATACACATTGTAAGGTTCGCCGTTAACGAGCTTATAAAGGCTGTAAGAGGCTCCAAATCCTATGCGCGAAACAATAGATGTTTCAAATGCCGAGAACTTGCCGTCAATAAACACAGGCTTAAACACCGGACCGGCAATAGTAAACTCCGGTCGGATGAGCAGTGTACCCGTCAGGGCTTTGTCTGCCGTGAACTGATCTGCGGTCACGGGCTGAAAGAAACCGCGAAACGGCGACTGAGCCGCAGCCGACAGAGAGAACGCGACAAAAGCGAAAAGAATCAATATCCGTTTCATGCGTCAGTGGATTTGAACATCAGGATGATTGCGGAGATGTAACCGATCAACTGAGATGAGATAGTAACAATCTGCCCCAATGTGTCGGTCAGTACGGGTGCTTGTTCGGGTGTGACCTTACCGGCTGCAAGCAGGATAGAGACAATCAGGTTAATTGCCATCAGGACAATACCAGTAATTGTAGTGATTAAGTTCCGCGTAGGAACTGAACGGTCGTAAAAGTTTTTCGTAATCATGATTATTAATTTTGTTAAACTTTAAAAGTCAGTCAAATTTAAATCTTTTCACAAAACAATCTTCTGTAAAATTGCATTTATTTTATCATCACTCACAAATCTGTCAAGATACAGGCCTTCATCTTTCCCGTCTGCTTCGTCACCGGAAGTGTCTTTTTGCCATGTTCCGTGCGATGAGTTATGCACAATAAGCGTCTGACCCTGACCTATAATGCGATCCTGAAGAAAGTCCGGCCCTTCAATCGTTGGTATTTGGTCAAAGTCCGCAGAGGGCAGATAAACACGGATAGTGTTAAACCATTCGCGCCATGTCATGCCCGCCTTCAGTAGCTTATAGGCATAATACGAAAATGCCCCTACATATTGATTCCCTATAAGAGCATCGGAGGCGGTCTGGTGTTCGCTACACGCTGAGATAGTTATCCACTTCATGAACTCTGACCGTGCAAACTTACGGACGACTTTCTCCGGCTCTGGCACACCTGGATCGATAAACCTGTTCTTTTGATATGAATTTACTCTGTCGCGCGTTGCTGTGCCTGAGAAGCAACTATCCATAAGTATCACCACCGTCGCCCCTGGCTGAAGTAAACTCACAGCCTTGTCAAGTGATTCAAGATAGTTCTTTTCGGTTGCATCCCACTCAAAGA